ACAAAAGCGGTTATCCGATCTCCGTATTTGCGTGGGCCTGCAAGCGGCTGGGCATCGAGATGCCGCGTGCGCTGAAGGATGCCAATGATCGCAAGAATGAGAAGGCAAGGCAGGAGTACCAGGCAAAGCAGGCGAAGAAAGCTGCCGCTGAGGAGGAAGAAGTTAAGCCGCAGCAGAACGACAGCCTGTATTACATCAAGATCCTGGAGGCACTGAACAGTCAGAATGAGCTGCTGCTACAGCTGATCGACACGGTGATCCCGAAGTACGTGCAGGATATGAAGGACAACAACAATGCCAATGCCGACATGCTGCACAATGCGCTGAAGGAGATCGGGGATGCCTGCGAGGGTGTGAAGATCAACACCAGGAAGCGGGGGCTGTGACATGAAGATCTTCACGGACCGGGGATTCCAGCAACTGCTGGACGAACAGGACACGGCGATCTGGCACCGGGACAAGCGGATCCGGGAGCTGGAGGAGAGTGTGGAAGCGCTGAAGCTCCTGCTGCAGGACAGTGACGGGAAACAGGAGGCATTGATGCAGGACAACCGGAGCCTGATCGCGAACAGGGACTATCTTGAAGAAATGGCCAGGGCCGCGAAGAGAGATCTGCTGGCCAGGGACAAAGAGATCCGGGAGCTGAAGCTCCGGCTGGGGAGCATCGAATCCAGATGGGGAACGGAGGCTGCGATATGACAGAAGACGATCTGATTATCCAGACATTGCGGCGGGACAGGGCAAGCCTGCAGAAGATCATAGACCTGCTGCACCAGGAGATCAGGAGCCGGGACAAAGAGATCGAGAAGTACAAGAACCAGGTGGCCGTCCAGCACGGGGAGATCGTGAAGCTGCGGCGCCAGGTAGAGATGCTGATGGAGGAACAATAAATGGCAAGACAGAGAGTGTTATCAAAGATCCTGCACAAGCGGGAGATGATTAGGCAGAACCAGTACCGCAGGAGAGTGAGCTTCTTCCTGCAGCGGGGATTCTCTTACAAGCTGGCGGAGAAGCTGGCAAGGGAGGTGCAGTCATGATCATCATGGGACGGAAACGATTCCGGGAAAAGGTGGACGAAGAGATCTGCAAAAGAGCTTTCGCGGAGAACGTGGAGCGCAGGCTCTATGCGCTGGAGGAAAGAGTACGGGAGCTGGAGTGGAAGGTGAAGGACCTGGAGGCAGGGCGATCTGTTCCGGTTCCTGGGACACCGGTGCCGAAGCCTCCTGAGTGGGCGGTAACGACGTGCAAAGGAGGCTGCAATGTCGGTTCTGATTAGAGGCATGGACCTCCCGGAACGTTGTGAGGATTGCGGCCTCATCTATGAGACTGAAGGATATTGTGTATGCCCCTTCACAAAGGCAGGGGTTATCAGCAAACACAGGCCGTCCTACTGTCCTCTTATACCAGTAGACGATGTTGCTCCAGGTGGTACGGGAAAGTGGACGCGAGCGAGCAAAAACCTCATGGCCTGTTCTGCTTGTGGGAATTGTGTGGTATATGACCGTATTAGCTCATTATTTTACTGCCCCAACTGCGGGGCGAGGATGGAGGTAGACAATGGCTGAGTATATTGAGCGTGAAAAAGCAATCGAAGATGTGCAAGCATGGGCAACGAACTTGAACAATCCCAAAATGCTTGTGCGAGAAGATGCTATTTGCATTCTGCAAAACATCCCCGCCGCCGATGTTGCTCCTGTGCGGCGGGGACGGTGGATAAAAAAAGTTGAAATTGACGGCGGGGTGAAGCGGGAATACTTTGTGTGTTCCCAATGTGAGCAAACAAGGATGTTGACCTTTCACAACTTCTGCCCCAACTGCGGGGCGAAGATGGAGGAAAGCTGATGGGAGTTTATATCAAGGGCATGGAGATGCCGTCCGGTTGTATTTCGTGTGATTTCTGCAATCCATTTGTTGAAAAGCCGTATTGCAGACGACTGATGAAGCGAGTACCAAAGGTAACACGGCTTGATAATTGTCCTCTCGTCCCCGTCCCACCGCATGGTGATTTGATAGACCGGGATAAGTTGGAAAAAGATATTGATAAATATATCGGCGGCGAAGAATCCCGTTCAAGATTCCATCATTGGGTACAAGTACAACGTACAGTTATCCCCGAGAGCAAGGAGACACATACATGATTCCTGTTTCAGACTTGCTCAAATGGGCAGACGAACACGCGATAGGTCGCTCCCCGTCATATCCGAGAGGATGGGTAAGCGCAAAAGACATTCTCGTTCTTGCGCGGATGGTAGAAGCAAAAGACCCTATGAATTTCTATTATTCGGTGCGAAGCAATTTGCCAACGGGTGGTGAAAGAAATGGGTGATTTCATTTGTCCTTATACCTGTTCATATCGAACGAACAGCGGGTTTTGCGGATATACAGGTGGGTATGACGCTTGCCAGTACCGCAAGATTGTGCCAAATCGAACAAACGAGCGCCGCATAGTCTATCGTGATGTGGTGTATGGCGCAATCGAACGGGCGCGGATATTGTCGTTAGTTGGCGAGATTCCGCCAGACCGATACAGAAGCGGCTTTCACGATGGGCTGAAACGCGCACTTGAGATTCTTGGCGGCTTGCAAGATGTTGGGGAGGGCGAGACATGAGTGAAGCAGTAAGAGAAATGACCTATGACGAGCAGATTGCCAATTTCATCATGCACATCTTGGCAATCGAAACGCCGTTCAGCGTAAAGCGTGATTTGATAGGTCAACTGTTGAGCTTGACCTATCGGCATGAGCGCGACATCAAGGATGCGCTCTATACGCCAACGCAGTCATGCACTTTCAAAGCAGAGGAGGGCGAGTGATGAGCAGGGCGGAATACCTCCGGCGGGAGATCGAGATCGCCATGCGGAATGCCCGCGGCGCGGATCACGCCGGCGATTACCAGGCGGCATCCTACTGGGAGAGCAGGGCGCAGGAACTGTACAGGGAACTGACGGAGGTGGAAGATGGGAAGGCCGAAGGTTGAACTGCATGCAGGTGATCGTTACAATCGCTGGACCGTGCTGGAGTTCGCAGGCTTTATTGATCTTGGCGACGGCAGGAAGGACAAGCTGTGGAAGTGCCGGTGCGACTGCGGAACGGAAGGGATCGTCCGGCAGAATGCGCTGCGCCAGGGGAACAGCAGGAGCTGCGGATGCCTGATGAAAGACAGGCAGAAGGCACGCCGGGAGAAGGAGCGGCTGGCGAAAGCAAAGACGAATGCAGACAGGGTCCGGTGCATGACGGATGAGGAGCTGGCCGAAAAGTTCAACGAGCTGGAAACAAGCGGCCGGGCATACGGACCGCGGGGCAAAGAGCACTGGCTAAGCTGGCTGAAAGCTGACTGCTGAAATGATGATACGGGGGGAGTGATCATGTCGAGGAAGTATGCATGGGAGGCAGCGCTGATCCAGTGCCCGTTCTACCTGGCATCCGTAGGGCAGAAGGCGATCCTGTGCGAGGGACACGGTGAGGGGATGAAGACACAAACACAGTTCAAGACGGGCAGCCAGAAGGAATTCTACCTGTCGTGCTACTGCAACAGCAACTATGAAGATTGTCCGGTATACCAAAACGCGATGACGAAATACAATCCCTGATCAGGAGGACCGCGGAAAAAATCCGCGGCTCTTCTGCATTTTCTTCAAAAAGGGCTATAGAGAAATCGAAAACGTGCTTGCTACAATGGACTGAACGGAGGTGCGCCATGCCTGACTGGGAAGAATTACGACAAGAATATATTACCGGAGACATCGGGCTGCGCACGCTGGCCGCCAAGTATGACGTGAGTTTTTACACGCTGAAGGATCATGCCAAGCGGGAAGCCTGGGGTGACGGGCGGAGAGAATACAGGAAAGCAATGGGGCTGCCAGTGGATACCCCACACCCCACCCCACACCACACCCCACAGCAGCGGCAGTGTGGGGTGCAGAAGAAGGAGGATCTGCCGGCGTATATGCCGTCGGAGGAAGCACGGAACCGGGTACAGCGGATGTTCGAGGCAAGCGATGCCATCTTGGACCGCGTGCTGCTGATGGCGGACCGATGCAAGAGCGCGTATGAACTGCGGGCTGCGGCGGCTGCGCTGCGGGATATCAAGGAGATCCAGATGATTCGCACCGCCCTGGATGAGGAGGAGCAGATCGCACGGATTCGGAAGCTGAAGTCTGATATCCGGCAGCAGGAACAGACCACGCAGGCGGAGCCGGTGGAGATCGTGTTCGTTGGCAGGACGAAGGAGGCGGCGCAATGAGGCTGGAGATCGAGGAGCCAAGCGCCAAGCAGTCTCTGTTCCTGAATGAGAAGGAACACAAGTACGTGGCCTACGGTGGATCCAGAGGCAGCGGGAAGAGCTGGTCCGTGCGGGTGAAGGCGATCCTGCTGTGCTATGAGTATCCGGGCATCACGATTATGATTATCCGCAAGACCTACCCGGAGCTGCAGGAGAACCACATCCGGCCGCTGTGCGAGATGCTGCACTGCTATGACGAGGACAAGCGGAAACGATTTGCCGGATACAATGATGGGAAGAAACAGATCACCTTCCCGAACGGCAGCCGGATCCTGTTCCGCTATTGTGAGAAGGACAAGGACGCGCAGAGATTCCAGGGCACGGAGGTGGATGTGCTGTTCGTGGACGAGGCGACGCAGCAGACCGAGGAGCGGATGGACAAGCTCAAGGCCTGCGTGCGTGGTGTCAACGGATTCCCGAAGCGGATCTATTATACCTGCAACCCCGGCGGCGAAGGACATGGCTGGATGAAGCGCCTGTTTGTAGACAGGAAGTACAAGGCCGAGGAACGTGCCGAGGACTACGTGTTCATCCAGGCATTTGTCCAGGACAACACGGCGCTGATGGAATCGGATCCGGATTATATCCGGAAGCTGGAAGCATTGCCGCCGAAGCTGCGCGCGGCCTGGCTGTACGGGCAGTGGGATGTATACGAGGGACAGTTCTTCGAGGACTTCCGCACGGATCCGGACATGGCTGCAGCACAGGAGCACGGATGCATGCTGGACCGTGAGGAGCTGAGACGGCAGCACCGATGGTGCCACGTGATCGAACCGTTCGATATCGGAGGCGGCGAGTGCAGAGGATGGAACCTGCTGCGATCCTATGACTTCGGATATGGGAAGCCGTTCTCCTGCGCATGGTGGGCGGTGGACTATGACGGCACGCTGTACCGGATCATGGAGCTGTACGGCTGTACGGATACGCCGAACGAAGGGATCCGGTGGACGCCGGACATGCAGTTCAAGGAGATCGCCCGCATCGAGAGGGAGCACCCCTGGCTGAAGGGAAGGCACATCGACGGCGTGGCGGATCCCGCCATCTGGGACACGAGCCGCGGCGAGAGCATCGCGGAGACCGGCATGCGCTACGGTGTGTACTTCACGCCGGGAGACAACAACCGGATCCCTGGCTGGATGCAGTGCCACTACCGCCTGCAGTTCGATGAGAACGGATACAGCAGGATGTATGTGTTCGACAACTGCAGGGCGTTCATCCGGACGGTACCGCTGATGATGTACAGCACGAGGGCGCCGGAAGATCTGGACACAAACTTGGAGGACCACGTGTCCGACGAGTGGAGATATATGTGTATGTCAAGGCCGGTGAAACCTTTGGTGCCGGTCAAGCAGGAGCGGAAGATCATGATCGATCCGCTGAATCAGCTGAGTAAATTCAGGAGGTAAGAATGGACGAGAACATGCTGCAGCAGAGGGGACTGCCGCCGGTGGCGTGGGGGCAGGGCGGACCGATGTCGATTCCTGCGATGTCGGTTCCTGCGGAGCCTGCCGTACCGGAGATCCAGGCGATGGATCAGACCGTGATCTCAAAGCCTGTGAACGAGGACACGATCCGCGAGATGACCACGGTCCTGCGGAAGTACAAGGCAGGCAAGGCAAGCGTGGAGCGCAGAGCCATCAACGCTGAGAGCTGGTGGAAGCTGCGCAACCAGGTGGAGCGCGAGAAGGAAACGCAGGGGCTGAGTGGATTCAATGCCAAGTCGGGCTGGCTGCACAATGCCATCGTGGCCAAGCATGCCGACATGATGGAGGCCTACCCGGAGCCGAACATCCTGCCGAGGGAGCAGGGCGATGTGCAGGAAGCGCGCATGCTCTCGAAGATCCTGCCCGTGATCCTGGAGCAGAACCACTACGACGACGTGTACAGCGACAACCTGTGGGCAAAGCTGAAGACCGGCACTGGCATCGTCAAGGTGTACTGGGACGGCGACAAGCTCAACGGCCTGGGGGATATCGCCATCGACAACGTGGATCTGCTGAACCTGTTCTGGGAGCCGGGGAAGAAGGACATCCAGAAGAGCAAGTACTTTTTCCACACCACGCTGGAGGACAACGACACGCTGGAGGAGATCTATCCGGAGCTGAAGGACAAGCTGAAGGGCAATGCCTTTGTGCCGGCGAAGTTCCTGTACGATGACAACGTCAGCACGGAGAACAAGAGCACGGTGATCGACTGCTACTACAAGAAGCGGGAGGGCGGCAGGACCGTGCTGCACTATGTGAAGTTCGTCGGGGAGAACATCCTGTACTCCAGCGAGAATGAAGGGAAGCCGCTGTATGATCACGGACTGTATCCGTTCGTGTTCGATTCTCTGTATCCGATAGAGGGAAGCCCGTGCGGCTATGGCTTCATCGACCTGTGCGCCAACGGGCAGGAGCAGATCGACATCATGCAGACGGCCTTCCTCAAGAACACGATGGCCGGGGCGATCCCCCGCTACTTCCAGCGCTCGGACGGCAGCGTGAACGAGGACGAGTTCCTGAACCTGGACAACCCGATCATCCACGTGACCGGGACCATGGGCGAGGATTCCCTGCGACCGGTGCAGTACACTCCCCTGTCCGGCAACTATATCAACATGCGGCAGTACACCATCGACGAGATGCGGCAGACCAGCGGCAACACGGAGACGTCGAACGGCAACACGCCGAGCGGTGTGACTGCAGCCTCCGCCATCGCAGCGCTGCAGGAAGCGGCGGGCAAGGGCAGCAGGGATGCGACGCGCACCAGCTACCGCGCCTATGCAAAGGTGGTGAACCTGTGCATCGAACTGGTGCGGCAGTTCTGGGATCTGCCCAGGCAGTTCCGGATCACCGGTGAGATGGGCGTGGATCAGTTCGTGTCCTACTCCAACGCGGGGATCGCGATGCAGCCGACGGGCGTGGTGGGCGGGCAGGAGACTTACCGCCTGCCCGTGTTCGATATCAAGGTGGATCCGGCCAAGCGCACCGCATACAGCAGGGTGACGCAGAACGAGCTGGCGCTGCAGTTTTATAACAACGGATTCTTTGCGCCGCAGCAGACAGACCAGGCGCTGGCTGCGCTGCAGATGATGGACTTCGACGACCGTGACCGGGTGGCGCAGATGATCTCCCGCAACGGCACGATGTACCAGAAGCTGGCGATGTTCCAGCAGCTGGCCCTGGCGCTGACGCAGAAGTACGAGCCGGAGCGGACCGAGGAACTGGTGGCCGCGATCACCGGACAGCAGCCGGTGGCGCATCCCGCCGGGAACCGGCAGGCGGATGAATCGAACGCGAGGGCACAGAAGGCCATGGGCGAGGACACGCGGGTGACCAAGGCCAGGGCGCAGAGCAGGCAGGCAAGCCAGGTGGAAGGATGACCAGGATCTTTTACGATGAGGCGAACTTCTGCCTCCAGATGACAGGGCATTCCATGTATGCACAGAGGGGCGAGGATCTGGTGTGCGCGGCGCTGAGCGTGCTGATGTTCACGCTGGAGGAAGCCGTGGGCGATCATAAGGAAGTCCTGCTGCCGACCATCAGCCACATGGACGGCGGGATCCGGATCCAGTGCAGCCCGAAGGACAAGCACAAGCGGACCTGCCGCACGATATTCCGGACGATCTATACGGGATGCGAGCTGATGGCCGGCCGCTTCCCTGAGTATGTACAGACAAGCAGAGAACAGGAGGGAATGTAAATGGCCTTGCTTGCGAGTGAAGAAACCAGACAGCCTGTGCAGACCACGCAGGCACCGGAGCAGGCGGCACAGCCTGCTCAGCAGACTCAGGCACAACAGGCACAGCAGACGCCGAAGGTCGAGACCGCGCCGGCGCCGAAGACCACGACCGCACCGAAGGTGCAAAGCTCCAGCTACGACAAGGCCATGAAGACGCTGCAGGCGGCGCAGAACCAGACGCCGACCTTCAGCTCCGACTATGACCAGACGATCTCGGACCTGTATCAGCAGATCTCCAACAGGCAGCCGTTCCAGTATGACGCGGCCAGCGATCCCCTGTATCAGCAGTACCGTGAGCAGTACATGCAGGGCGGGCAGCAGGCCATGCGCGATACCATGGGCCAGGCTGCCGCATTGACCGGCGGCTACGGCTCCAGCTACGGGCAGGCAGTTGGCCAGCAGCAGTACGACGCGTATCTGCAGCGGCTGAACGACGTGCTGCCGGATCTGTACAAGACGGCATACGACCAGTACAACGCCGAGGGTGACCGGCTCACGCAGCGGATGCAGCTGGCAGGGCAGCTCCGGGAGAACGAGTACGGACAGTTCCGGGACGCCGTGGCGGACAAGCAGTATGCCGATGCCTTTGCGATCCAGGAGGCGGAGAGCCGTGCACAGTACGGCGACTTCAGCGGCTACGAAGCGATCTACGGCGCCGACGCCGTCAAGCCCATGAAGTACAGCTGGGCCGCGCAGAATCCGCAGCTCGCGTACCAGATGGGGAATATCACAAAGGACCAGTACGACAACCTCACGCACGGCTACCCGATCGACGAAGGCCTGGACGAAAACGGAGTGCGGACAGGCGCGGCCCCGTGGGCCGGCAGCGGCGGAGGCGGCGGAGGCGATCCGTGGGCTTACGGCGGCTCTGGTTGGAATGGAGGCAACTATTATCTGGAGAATGGTATCCAGCATGACTATTACAATCCTGGTGGGGATTACCTTCCGAGAGGCTCTTTTTAAGAGGTGAAATAAATGGCTGATGATCTGCAAAAAGTATTTGATGCAAGCTCCAGCGGATCTGGGAATAGTTCTTCATCGAGTGGTGGCGGACAGGTTACATGGGAACAGGTCGCCCAGGCACACAGGCACGGTGGAGACACGCATGCATTAGCGCAGCAGTATAAAGCTCAGCAAGGGGGAACAGTCGCCTCTTCCAGCACAAGTGGGATCAAATCTGTAACTGGAAATCAGGCGGTCAATCCTCCGAAGAAGAATACGCTCGCTTCCACACTGGATACCTTTGGCAAAAGAGTCGGGAACCGGTTGGCGGCAGGCCTGGCGCTGGTTGCGGGGAACCGCGGCGTCTATGAACAGGCGCTGCGGAACGACGCGTACTACGGATTCCACAGCCAGTCCGACGCACAGAAGGCATACCAGCGCGGGCTGGCCCGGTTCGGTTCCCTGGAGAACTGGAGCAGCGCGGCGAACAACAGCAGGGACAGCGCGGCGAAACGTGTGCAGGAACTGCGGGACGCGCTGAGCAGAGCACAAACTGCCCGCGATGAATGGAACAATTCCGGATCCGCGTTCGGAGCGCTGGCACCGGAGGACGATCTGGACACCCTGCAGTGGCAGCTGGATGCCGCGGAACGGAACTACCAGCGCTGGAACGACGAGGCGAGCTGGTCCTCCTATCTGATGGGACAGGAGGATGTGAAGGCGACGGCCGACAGGCTCGGCGGCTACTGGCAGGCGTGGAAGAACTACGACCTGTCCGTCGGGGAACTGGAGAAGCAGGAGCAGGCGATCCTCGACCAGCTGGATACGCTGGGCGGCGAGCAGCTGAGACAGCGGCAGCTGGATCCGAACTGGCAGGACAACGGGCAGGAGGAGATCCTTAAGCAGCAGCTGGCCGAAGTACGGAAGCAGAAGAAAGCATCCGAGGACAAGCGGGAAATCGCCCTGGGGCAGATCGGCGAAGACAAGAATGCCAACGACACCTACACTGCCGGCGTGATGAAAGTAGCTGCGGATGACAAGGCATGGCGGGAGCAGACGGACCAGCAGATGGCGCAGTTCCATGCGGACATGGATGCGATGAATCCGGACGTGTTCAATGACATGACCGGGAACATCCATGATCAGGTAACGACGCCAAGCAGAGCGAACGTCCGGCCGACTTCCCAGTGGACAGCGGACGAGGAGAAACGCTTCTATATCCTTGCAGGCACCGGGAATCAGGAGGCGGCAGACCAGTATGCCCTGGAGCTGAACCGGAAGTATCAGGACAAGACCGTCGCAGAGAAGACGGCGTGGCATCGTAAATCCGGGGCCGCAGCGGACCTCGGCCTCGTGGGCAAGGGCATCATGGATGTGACGGGCCTGGGGTACATGGTGGCGTCTGCTCCGTCAAGAGCGATGCGCTGGGCGAACAACCTGCAGGAAGCTCTGTCGAATGACGGGAACTTTGTCGGCAGCAGCGAGCCGACCTTTGCCGACTATGCGGACGCGTTTGTAGGCGGCAGATCCGAGCAGCTGAACAAGGACTATGGGGAGATCATCGGCGGCAAGGGCTGGGGCGATCTCTACCAGCTGACCGGCAGCATGGCGCAGAGCATGGTGTACGGTAACCTTGTCGGCGAGGCGGGAACCCTGCTGCTGTTCTTCGGGCAGGCTGCCGACTCCAGCTTTACCGACGCCATCGACCGCGGCGCAAGCGCCAAGCAGGCGGCGATGTTCTCCGTGCTGTCCGGCCTTGCCGAAGTGGCAGGCGAGAAGTTCAGTCTGGAGAATCTGCTGGATGATTCCGCCATGGCGATGCGCAGCATGTGGAAGAACATTCTGATCCAGGGCGGCGTGGAAGGCAGCGAGGAAGCGTTCACCGATGTGCTGAACCAGTTCGGTGATCTGATTTCCGCCCGTGCCGCAGGCGGCAAGACGGAGATGGAGCAGAAGATCGCGGAGCGCATGGCCAACGGCGAAAGCTATGACGATGCCAAGCGCGCCGTGTGGAAAGAGTTTGTCGAAAGTGTGGCGTGGGATGCCATCGGCGGCGCGATCTCCGGTGCAGGATCCGGGGCGATGCAGACGGGGATCAATTCGCTGCGATCCTATGATTCGGATATCTACGGGGCCGATGCAAAGCAGCTGGCACAGGAAGCAAAGGCCGCAGCTCAGCAGCAGGGAGACCGGAAGCTGGAGCGGAAGGCACAGCGTGCGGAGACGCGGCTGGAGAAAGGAAAGAATATCAGCATCAATGCCGCGGGTGAGCTTGTCCGCGGCACGAACCGTGCTGCCATGGTGGACGCTGTGGAGCAGCAGGTCAACAAGCGCGGCAAGGATATCGACAGCAAGACGGCAAGATCCCTGGCCAATGCCATCGTGTCCCAGGTGCGCGGCGACAGCATGAGCGACAACCAGCGGAAGCTGATCCGGAACAATCAGGAGCTGGCCAGCAAGATCCGCAGTGAACTGGAGAGCGATGAGCCTCCGTTCTGGGCG